ATATTGCTTCCGATTCACTTGTAATTAACAACCTCAAAGAACAATTGAACCTTGAAGAACAAAAGATTGAAAACTTACAAGAAGTTGTTGAGGCTTATGAACAGAAGACCGATATTTTGATCGAAGAAATTAACACTCTAAACGTGGAAAAGAAAAAGTTAGACAAACAAAAAAAGCGCAGAAACCACGCTTTAATTGTTACAACTACAGTAGCTGCTCTTTCTACTTTTGTTCTTTCAATTTTACTTTAGATTCGGGAACGTAGAACTTCAAAGAGAACTGAATTGCTTCACTTAAAAATGTGTTGCGACTATTTTCACCTCGTTTCTCGTCAATCTCGTTCCATAGGTCTTTGTGTAAGTAAACACATATTCCTTTTTTAGTTTTACTTTCTGGCATCTTCTTCAATTTTAAGTTTCTTCAAATAAAGCGCAAGGTCTAACGCTTCTTCATACGCGTGTTGTAGCCATTCTGAGCGCGTTAAATCAGTTCGGTCTAACGTTGTTCCATAGGTTTCCATTCCCTTCGCTTCACGCGCTTCTAATTCAGCAATGACTTGCGTGAGTAAATTACTTTTCTTCATTCTTCGTCATCATTGTTCCAATCATAAGCGCAATGTAGATTTTCTCTTTCGAGTTCATGTCCTTGCGCTGTGAAAGTTCCAGAAGGATGTCGCCTAAAACCTTTCCCTGTTGAAAGTAAGTTGCGATTGAATTGACAACCTCACGCTCTCGGTCGTATGTCATTTTAAGCGATTCGTATAGTGGTGTGTTTTTCATAATTTTTCAATTTCTTGTTTAACTTCTTCCCAATAATCATTAAATATATCAGAAACGTGTTCATTATCTACACTATTAATTATCTCATCTACTGCAATTAAAGCACATTGTCTTGCTTTCGATTTACTTTCTAAATAAGTAAGCGTTTCATCGTACTTATCTACTAATTCTTTTGCTTTCTCTTTTGGTGTCATATTGTAAATGTATGCTAAAATAATTAACCCACAACATATTGTCCATAACTTAGATTGAGTTCGAAGTACATTCGCATCATTATAGCGTCGGCAACGTCTGGAGAAATACCTTCGCGGTTCTTGATTACGTCCTTTGGGGTTACTTGCAATTTACCGTCAACGTCTGCGCGGTGTCGCTTAATCATTTCGAGTTCACGAATGATTTGTTCCTTGCGCGTACTGGATAAGATAGTGACTTTGTTTTCTTCGACATATTGAGCCAATTTATAGTAACATTCGCTTTTCAGATTTTGGTATTGTGGGTGTTTGGGTTTTGATCCGTTGACGAACCCTCGACATTTTAAGAAGTCAACCACTCCGCCACCAACACCGTCTTCGTCGCACACTACGTCTTGAAGTAAAATCGAGTGCTGTTGACAGGTTAAACGAATCTTATTCACAACTTCGTCCAACGCGGCACGATTGAGTTCTATAATGTCGATGATAGTTAGTCCTTCCCAAACAATTATAATCGTTCTATCCTTCCCAAAACGCGCTATGTCGGCTGTGATATACTTCTTGCCTTCATTAATTACTTCGTTCCTAAACATTCGAAGAAGATTCTCCGTGTTGAACAACTTGTCGCTGTCGTCGTCGAACTCCCAGTTCCCTTCCAAAAGTCTTTTACGGTCGTATTCTGGAAGTTTCTGTAAGTTCTCTAAATACGTCTGCGAAATGTATGGGTTATCCGTTGGTAACGCTTGGACAAACGCACGGTCGTTTCTCAATTCACCTTTTAAATTAGCGTAGTAAAAGTCGTTGTACAACCAACCTTTTGAAGGGTTACAAGTCATCAAACCTTTTGCTCTGTCGTTAATCAATTTGTAACGCACACGCGATTGAAGAATATCAATACAACGCTTCGAAACTTCAGCTACTTCGTCTACGAAATAATCAGTAATTTCAATCGATCCAAATCTCTGAAAGTCGGGGTCTGACGGCATATCCGCCAAGTCCATTAATATCGTTTGGCTTCCGTTGTACCACTTAATAACGTGGTCTTGTCCGTTGTAGGTGTAGTGAACGTTCGGTTTCAATCCGTGTAAGGTGCAAAGTTCAAAGAAAGTCTGCATTGTGGACAAGCGCAACTTCTTCAATTCAGCACGACCGATTAAACCCTTTGTCCCTGGGTATTTTAGTCTTCGTTTTATCTGCCAATCACAACCGAGAAAAGACTTTCCACTAAACACACCGCCACCATACAAAACCTGCGCAATGGGGCTGTCTATTGAAAGTAATTCCAAAGCGTACTTTTGTTTGTCGTGGTAAATTATTTCGGGCATTAAAATAGTGTTAGTTGATTTTCAACCACAGGACAAAGTTCGTCTTGAAGTATTTGAACAATGCGGTCGTATTTCTTCGCGTCGTTGTTTTGCTTTACTTGGTGCAAGAGCAATTCAAGACCAGCGTTGAACGCTTCGTCTTTTGTTTTATATACGCAGTATTCAGCGTGATAAATCAAAGGCTGAGACCAACCTTGATCCTGTCCTTTGAAACTAATTGAATAACTCCAATTTCCGTTCTGAACAATGGCTACATTGACCTGCGCTTCATAACCCTTTATACATTTGTAAGTGTACAGAATCGGATTCTCGCAAACACCTTGCTCGTTGAATGTGAACTGACTCATTGCTTCGACAAATAAAGTTTATACAACTCACGAAAACCTTCGAACTGAATTGATTCCTTCAATAGCTGACGCTTCCTGTCACTCATTCGCTCAACCATTCCTTTTGAAAGTTGTTGTTCGTTGAAAACAGTCTTTCGTGCCTTCGCTTTACACAGGTTGTATTCGTCGTCTGTGAATGTTTCAGCCGTTATACGCTTACTTTCTTCGAGCCACCGCATCATTGACACCCCTCGCAATTCTAACGTCGTGTATTTGCCTTGTTTGAAGCTCTCAATATCTTCTTTCAACATTCGTCTCCAGCTGTCGTCGTTCACCGCCATTTCGTTTTCTTTTATTAGTTCTGCTTTTTCTTCTATCGATTGCGCTATTTCACGCTGAATTTGTAGGTTCGCTTTGTCGCGGTGTGGTTTGTAGTGAGTCAACACATCACCAATAAACGACACGCTCAACGCTCCAAAATGCTCACACTTTTTACTCAGTTCATTCGCTGCATTTAGTTCGAACGCGAGATTGAAGTGTTCGAAAGTAACCCACCGAAAGTGCTTACCTATGAACTCGTGCAGCATCTGGAGTAGTTGCGCTTCTGGTAGTGCTATTCCGTACATAGCGCACACCTTCGAACAAAGTTTAACGAATGTCGGTAGGTCGTAGTCGGCTACGAATGCGCTTTCGCGTTCTGCACGATCAACCCTTTGTGTAATTGTGAGCGTCGTTGTAGATGCGCTGCGCAGCGTCTGAATCGAATTTTCCATTTTTGATTTTTGTTTGTTGGTTTGTTGTTGCGAATGTACTTAAATCCCACTTACGAACAGCAGCCTTCCAATCTTTCATTGGATTCCTTCCCACCTTCCAACCATTGGCTTCGTAATGTGCGTGGAATTTCTCGGTGAATTTCAGCGCGTCGTCGTTGCTTAATTTCTCGCAAGCGTATTCATAGATTTCAACAACCGTTGGTTTGACGAATGCAGTTTTCTTTTCTTTTACAGGTGCTGGAAGGTTAGCCTGTGGAACGGATAAGCGAATAAGAATGTCGTTAATCTTTTGTTCCTGTTCCTTAACCTGCGCTTCGAGTATTTCAACTCGTTTCTTTAGTTGTAGTATTAGCATCATTGTTTATTTTTTAATCGAACCAAAATTCTCCAGACGCTTTTGCAATCTGTTCCTTTTCCATTTGTTTTGCCTTTTCAAATATCTCAATTTCTGAGAGTTCACAAGTTCCATTAACAATTTTAATTATTTGTTCTTGAAACCATTCAACGGCAGTCTGTTCCTTTTTCATAATTTCTCCTCTCTGATTTCGATTTTAAAAAGTTCTTTTAGTATTTCAATTTCGTGATCCTTGAAATTGGTTATTCCGTTTTCGCGAAGGCAATAATTCGATTGCTCGATGCCTAACTTATACGCAAGGTATTCTTGGCTGTAACCGTAGAACAGACGGTAACATTTGATTGATTTGTGAAATGGTATCATTAGTCCCAACCCTCACCTTTTGCGTCGTCGTCTGCGTAATCCCATTCGTCGCAGTCTGGACAAGTAACAATCTCTCCGTCGTTGTCAATCAATTCATAGGCTGAATCCCAATCTTCCAACTGTTGATCGTGAAGGACAAAGTCTACGCGCTCGGCTAAAAGTTCTTTGTCGCAGTTTGGACAAAATGTTAATTCTGATTTCATCCCCAACCCTCCCCTTTGTAATCGTCTGCGTCTTCTTCGCGTGTACATTCGTAACAAAGACCGATTTCGTCTTCGAATAACTCTTGAACGTCTGAATCGTCCCAGTCACGATATTTTATATTAGTTCTTTTGATTTCTGAAATGCGTTCTTCAATTTGGTCTGAATCGCAATATCTGCAATAGTCGCTCATAGATTTTTGATTTTAAGGTTTATTTGATTTTAGATTTCTTTTTAAGTGCTAATTCTTTTTTATACTCGATATGCTCGACAAACTTACTAAAAAAAATCATTGGTTTAGCATAGCCAATCTCGCTTAATAAATAACAAATGCGTTCAACGTTGAAACGATATTGTTTGTCCCACTCAACTTGTGCAGACGCTTGGTTGATTCCGTGCAGGATTGTAGCGTGGTCTTTCTTGTATCTGTCGCCAACGTTCTTCAATGAAAGCAAATAGCAAGGACGAACCAAAAAGAAAATAATTTGTCGTGCGGTTACTATCTCGCGCTTTCTTGTCGGTGAGTATAAAGCCTGTGAAGGAACTCCAAGAACGCTGCACGTCACGTCTTCGAGTGCGCTCCAGAACATATCTCTTTCGTTCTCCATTTCCTGTTGTTGTTTAATTTGATCGGCTGTCAGTCTTTCATACTTTGGGATAATCATCGTCCAAAGCAATTCGAAGCGTTCCATATGTCTCAAAGGAATCATCTCAGCTACCTCTTGTCTAATTTGTTCGTTAGTCATTCTCTTCGTTAATTAAGATTGTTGGTGTAAAGGTGCTGAATACTTCTTCGCGTGAAAGACCTGTGTGTAAACAGATATTGTTAAAGTCTTTAATTCTCATTCGCTCTGGGTGTGCAACGTAAAGTCGTGCTGTTGGATCACTGATTCGTAACGCTGTTTTGAAGTTGGTCAACGTCTTGAAGTTAACCTTGACAAGGCGACCGAATGGTGTTGAATAGATTTGTTTGTTCATAAGTTAAAAAGAGATTTTACCACGCGTTGAATGAAGTTCAATTGAGGTTGTTTTGCTTTCACCTTTTGCGCTATTGGTTGTTTTGGTTTAGGTTGGTTGAAAAGGTTTGTTTGTCTTTGCTTTTGAACTTGACGATCCCAATTTGCCTTGTTGTATTTTTTTCTTTCAGCTAAAAACAAATCGTAACGCTCCGCACGAATACGTTCAACCGCTTTAAACGTTCCGTCTTTTTCTTTCCAATATAAACCTGCTGTTTTCAGAGGTGTTGCATAAGCAATGCAAGTGTTCAAATTTGCTAACGCTTCAACTGGTGTTTGTCCTTCGTTTACTAATCTGCAAAATTCACGAAGTCTGTTAATGTCAAATGTTTTTCTTGTTTTCATTTTGTTTTTAATTGTATGGTTTATTGTGCATTAAGTGTAATAAAAGGGCATTATGTCTGAGATAACACCCTTTTATAACACATTATTCATTTAGAATGGCAATTCGTCTTCGTCCTCTTGCGTTGGCTTAACTAAACCGCTTTGCTCCAACATTGCCTTCGCTTTGTTCATCTGGTCAGCTGAACGCTCCAATCGTTTGCTAAATTCAGCCGATGAACTAACTTTGTTTTGTAACCACTCTGGTAACATCTTGAATCTAAGGTCAAAATCTTCGCTGTCGTAGTCTAAAAGAAACGAAGCGTTCACCTGTGGTGGGCAAGTCATTCCTTTCGCAAGTGGTGACGCTCCTTTCAAGTCTGCATAAGTACGTCCTGTGTTCGCTGTGCGGTGCATTACGCTCACCATTGCTTCCTTGCCGAGTAAAGTACCAATGTCGAATTTGTTCGCTTCTCCGTCGCTCATTGCCTTACCTAACCACGATTGAACAAATGCTCTTAGTCCGCTCTTTTCGTGCATTGACAAAGTGAAGTCACGACCGATTGAGAAAGGTTGTTCGCCTTTACCGAAGTCCGCTGTTTCTAATGGCAATTCAAATACTAATCGAACTTTGTTCACTAACTTTTCTTCGCCTTGATAGGTGTCTACTATCGTTCCGATGTGAATGATTTGGTAGCAACGCGCGACGTGCGTTCCTGCGGGTACTGTTTGACCTCCGCTGTTGTTGTTGTTGTTTTGGGCAATGATGCTCATGTTGTTATTTGTTTTGTTGTTTATATAAATTTCTAATTTGTTCGCAAGTTTTGATTCTTCGTTCTGCCAGAACCATTCGTTGGCTGACATCTGCTCTTCCTCGCTTATTCGCTTGTAGTAACCCATTTATATTTGGTCTTGGAAGATTCTGTAATCGAACTCGAATGTGATTCCGTCTTTCTTCAATCGGACGTAGTGGAGATCGTATTCGGGTTCATCACGTCGAAAGAAGCGACCAAGAACATCGAACTCAAAGACGTTGCCTTTTTCATCTGTAAACTGGCGACCTTCGTTCTCGTGAAACCAACCGTTGTCGTGTTCAAAGTTCTGAGCAATTACTTTGATTTCTTCATTAAGACGCTCGATGTCGTCCATACTAAAGTGATAAGTGATTTTTGGATTGTACATTGATTTGATTTTTAGTGGTTGCAAATGTATTCAATTAAGTCGTCGTTCCAACGCGCTTCTGAAAGTTTTTGACATTTCTCTATGTTCGCGCTTATCTCGTTGTGGCTGAGATTGTAAGCGTTAGCACTTGAATAAACGCAAACAAAGTTAGATTTCTTTTGGCTCTGGTAATTCCTTCCAAGACGAAGTAGTAACCTTGAGGAATACTCGTTCAAGTTCTGCAATTCGTTGGTCGCACAATTGATTCCGAGAAGGCGAATCAGTCCTTTGATTACCGTAGTAATTTTGTGCGGTAATGATTCCGTCAATAAGAATTTGTACTTCTTCTTCAAAGAGAAAAATTGATTTGTAAAAATTGGCTCTTTCATTGTTCATTTGATTTTTGGTTTTTAGATTTCTTTTGATTCGATTACTTCTTCGCGTGGTGTCGCTGACTTGATTCTGTCGTATGCGTTCTTTGCATCTGCGAACTCGTTGTAGCTCATGTGAAACTCTCCGTTGACTTTGATGACGTAATACATATCTGTTAACGTCGTTTTTTGAATTAATTCTACTTTCATTTTGTTGTGTGATTTGGGGTTTGTTCTAACTGTCTTGTTGATTCGTCAATCGTTCCTGCGATTAACATTCCTGCGAATAGCATCGCGATAAATAGTAGTGTTTTTTTCATTTTATAATAGTTGTTTTGATTTGTACATATCCCATAGTTCAATATCCAGTCTTCTTGAATTAATATCGCTTTCACTTTGATAATAATAACTTTCATCTATTTTGTTAATACACTTGTAATGGTTGTCCGCAACTACATTCAAAAATTCAATGCTCTGGTCTTTTTGAAATTCTTCTGCGTATTCTTTGTATTCTTTCAATTTGCTTAACACTTCTTCGAAGGTTAGTTCGCCTTTGGTATATCTAACGAAACTGCTTTCAATCTCGTTAGATAACCATTCAACAGGCGACTTGCTATTCCATTGTTTATACATATTATTTAGCGCAAACTACTTCAGTAGCCCAACTGTAAAGAATCATTACTTTATTTTCATTCCATTCTTGTGCTGTGATTCCGTTTTGTTTTGCAACGTTTGTCC